GGATGAGCGGTCCAATGGCCGATGCGCGAACGCTTCTGGACTACCCGGGCGGTGGAGAGAGGCCGCCTATTCAAGCTTTCGTAGCTCACACCCCACAGTTTCTACGTGGGCTAGTTTGGCGTTAATATAGAAGCTACGTGCCACGGTAGCCACTTCCCAACGGCACACGCTACCAGGGAGTGTCGACCCCGGAGTTACCTCGTATCAGCCCCGGTAGGTGGGTACCCCGCGGCTGTTTGATGTGCTGCACCTTCGCTCCGCTGACATATGCTTGGCACGGCTGGCATGCTGTGTGTCGTACAAGAACTTTAGACGCGGTCTGGGGTACCACAAGGCACAGGCCTATGTACGCAACCCTACGCTGACATGTTGCTATGCTTTTCTCAATAGCCAGGTTCACCCGAAGGTTGATGCGGACATGCCGCCAAATGGGTCCGCAGACCCACTTTCCCGGACTATCAAGTGCTCCCCTGTGGGCGCTCGGATTGTAGCTTCAGACCAAGGCTAGCTCACCTTAAAGGTGCCCAATTACACATGGGTAGCCCCGCCCTTAAAACTGGTGTTGGTTAGCTTCCTAGCGGTTTATTCTAAGACGGTCGCTGCTCACGGCGTGTATATATAGTCCTAAGACCAGAGCACATGTGAAACAGCTATATCTGCATCGTCAAGTAAAAGATAATCGCTTTTCGCGAGAACCTCACAAGTACGAACTAAACCACAGGTTTTCGGGGGCAACGCGAACGCCGCTCCTTCACCACAGATGTTACGCGAATCTACAAAAGCCTAGCTGTGCTGTGGACTGGCTGCATGCAAATGGCCTAAGGACTTACGGTGAAATCACTACCGCCTTAGGACTCTAGCCATCTGTCTCGTGCAATGTCCTTTCTCCAACACACCGCACCTATGCGGCTGCCTATAATTGTTAACTTTATCTTGGCACAGCCCTCGCGGGCCATCTAGACATAAGTTACCGATCGGCGCACCGACCGGCCCTGGCTAATGGTGTCCCTCGCACCTGGTTTTCCCCCTGCTCCTGTACACAATCCTTCCGACCCCTCGGTTCTATTAGGCATAGCGTTCTGGGCTGGTCTTCCATAGGCCACCTTTTACGGCAGTCCAACAGTCCCACCCACACCACGTCATGGTCCTATTTCCTCGTCAGGAGTGGCCGCCCACAAGTGGCCGGTTTCCACCATCGCAGAGCCTTTGGGAGCTCAGGGTCGCCAATCGTAGCTAACCATTTTGCCTACCCAGGGGTTTTCCCCATAAGGATTACTTTCTATGCCTGACAGGGCATGTACGAACACCAACACCTACATGGTACTACCGTCACTGGGTTACAGCACGTTACCTTCGGTGTTTCACCAAGCCGCGGCAACCAAAGCACCATCGCTTTATAATGCACGCGACGACCCCAGGGCTTACCATCTAATGCCTGGAATCTAAGAAAGACACTATGCTTCTGAGAGATCCCTCGCCATCGTGGCCATCTGTTACCCGCACGCTTTCCCAAGTGAGCTCTGATTTGGAGAACCACCTCCTAAACCCGCTCCAGCCCCGGGACACGTATGGAAACTCAAGCTCTTCAACGAGTTGTTTCTCCAGCATCAGCTGCCTCTCCACATCAATGCCCCACGCCTCAGCGAAAGAGCGCCTCGCCTCAGCGGTGACCGGAGTTGGCTTGACATCAGCCCACCGTTCACCACGAAGTCGCAAGAGCTTCAACCCCTCGTACAGCCGACCATCTAAGAAGAAGTCAGGCGAATCCAGGTCGGGTACACTGGCCAGTAAGTAAACAGCCCTGGCAAAGTAGGCCTGCAATACTGGTATACCCTTGGACAAAGCCAATTCGCAGGAGGCCACGCATTTCAGCACTCTCAAACCATGCGTATACTGGTCGTAATGCCGATAACCAGAAAACGCGTTCGAGAGAACCTTGTACGGCTCCCTAACCATGGTGTAATTCTCCCCATTAAACACCGGCTTACTCTGTCCAAAGACTACGCGCTCCAACACGTCTACCGGGTTCTCAACCGCTAGCTCCTGAGGGGAAACAACTCGCGTCTTGGCTGCGAACTGCTTCCAAACTAGGTCGGCTTTAGCACCTTCGACAAAAATCAGGGCGTTATCCCCGTCCACCAGGAGGTCATGACGAATTAGGCCTTGCTCCGACTCGATGAGGTCCATGGTAGCCCTACAGGCGCACAACATCACGACCGAGTTTCCAAGGCCGGTGTTGAAATCACCCGAGGCACGAGCCCCTTCACGTCTGAACTTCAGACCGTTCATCGTCTTCCCCTTGAGAACAGTTTGCACGTCCAACATTCTGCTGAGATGCTGGTCCCCCGGATACGCGGCCCGATAAACGCTATGTTCTAGAAGCAAGTCTTCTTGAGTGACATGTGCTTCAAAACTTTTGCCGTCTACCTCGAACACAACGCAGCCTTCACCCACATTCGCCATCTTTCGGGCTATGATGGCCGCCCGTTGAGGGCCGTTAAGACCCTTACCAACTTGCCGGATCGACGCCATTCCCATACGCTCTTGCCCTCTAAGACTTCTCCATAAAGCCTTTTCGAGTGGTTTGAGGTATGTTGCAAGCTCCAGATTGTAGCGCGGGCTCCTCGCAAAGATCATACGAGGTTTTGAAATGGTCTTTTGAAGCGGGTTAAACTTCTCACCTTTCAGGAAAGCTTCCAATCTAAAATCATCTTTAGACAGCTCACCATCCGTCGCTAAACTCTCCAGTGCTCTCTGGTATCTAAGTCTCATGGGTCCATCATACCCAGAGATAATCCGCTCTCGCGACCACCGCTCAACCCCTAACCTCTCAACTAGTTTCCGTAGGATGCGGAACTGCTTCTCAAGGTGCGGGCTGTTCGGAAATGGTGGTGTCGGTCCGAGAGTTCTCGCTAGCAAGCTGGCTACTTCGTTATGCACACACGCCGTATGCACAGCTGGGGCCCAGCACCCCTCCACGTTCGGCACGTGGCACCAAAACATCCTGCGGC